CAAGAAGCGTACGTACTGTTGTACGCCAGAAGTTTAAGTAACCTCCCGCTTCACTAAAGATAACGTTCTCTCCCGCTAGAACACCTAAACGGTTTCTGTGGAAGAAAATATCTGTTATTTGCTGTCCCACAAAACTAGGGGCAGGGTTTGTGTTATCATCGCCCGCTAGTCGATCACTCCATGTGTTACCATCTCGATCACTCCCAAGGGTAAACTGGAAAGCTTTGTTATCTTTTTGTATTAGAGCGTGAGGCATTGTATTTAAATCAAACTTATTATACAAATTGGGAGCAACAGACTCTCGCCAGAATCCTGAACCACCTCCACCTTCAAAGACAACGTGAAAGTCATCTTCTTTCTTCTGATTATCACCCACAACGCCTAACCTAAATCCCTCAATACATTGGTTAGGTAGGTCAGTGAAAGATTTAGCAAAACCTTTAAACGCTTTTAAGTTAACACCACCGTCATCATCAGAGACATCAATAGTAAAGTCTTTTAAATTGCCACCGTCCGTTGAAGTAAAGATGAAGAAAGGTTCATTGCCATAAGAGTGGGGGGTTATAAGACCGTCAGTGGTGGCTGCCAGTTCATTAATTATAATGTGTGGTGAAATCCAATCTCCATTTGAATCCTCTGTGAAAACAGAAGTGGGTAGAACGATTCCGTCAACAGGACTATTAGTATTAAACTTCCACCCATTTACTCCTGTAGCATCATAAGAAAACCCTTGCCCTGCTACCCAAACAAAGTAACGTGTGGGATCAGGATCACTCTCTGCATCGGTTTGTAAATTTACATTAATAAAATATCTGTCTTGGCTGTACGATGCTGAGGTTTGCTGTAAAGAAACATCAGAATTAACTGCTGAACCAGTTATATTACCAGCAAGGTTATTTCGTAAACCGCCAGTACCACCAGTACCTCCTAAAATTGTACTAATCTTTAAGTCGCTACTGTTTATAGTTGTGTCATTATCTTGGTTGGGTGTGGTATATGTACCTGAAGCTGTGGTAGCTACGCCAGCTGTTCCCTCCTCTTTAGAGGTAATTTTAATCTTATAATTACGACCATAGTTTGAAGATTTTAAATATACTAAAGCATCGTTGTGGTCTTTAAAGGGATACTTAACATTTGAAAGAGCTACCGTCTTTGTCTTATTAACAATAAAAGTAGCATCCGCTACAGAGGTAGCTGTTATCTCTGATGCAGCAGTAGAATCTAAATAATCCGTACTGTTTGAATTAAATTCAATAGTAACACCGTCTGCGTCCCAACTAGCTTTACCTGATTCATACCGCAGATTGCCTTCTATATCATAAACTAATATTTTAGGGCTAGTAGAAATAGAGTTAAGTATTACTACAGTATATTGCTCATTTTCGCTTCTTTTATAGGAGTGGAAAAAGCAAGAGTCTAAATCATCAGTAGTGAGATGCGTAGTATTAGAGGAAGTTAAGTTTGGTACGCCCGCTGCCCAACTAGAGTCACATTTTACTAACTTCTTTAAAAACTGTGTGGGTGGGCGTTTCTTAAGACCATCAACCACATCTGAGAAACCGTTTTCCTGTACTTCTCCCTGACTCTCTAATCGTAGAGCTGGGGGTTGTTGTGACACCCCATTGATGAGGTTTGGTATGCTCTTAGAAACTAGACCCATTGCGTATCACCTTTGTTCCGATTGTACGATCCAAAACACTCGCTGTTCCGTAATCGTCAAATATGTTGTAGTCCCCATTATCCCCTTCCATTTCTCTTAAAGAAAATAACGCTTGTTGTTCGTCTGCTCTGTTCATTGATGAAAGGTTATCACTACCCACCACCCTTTCTTGGAACAGCCTAGATGCTTTAACCGTGATATAACGTCTAGCTACTTCGGGGAGGTCTGTGAAAGCTAGGTAGCGTACTATATCAAGCTTTAGGTTTTTATTAACAACGTTTGTACTGTTCCGTACATCGTACATAAACAAACCACGTTGTACATAATCATTGGTAGATTTTCTGAATTTAGTTTCAGATTGAGCTAAATCAGCTCTTAATATATCCTCACCAAGCTCTACTCTCCCATTGGCATCTTTACCAACAGTAAGGTCATATTCGGTATTAAATGCCCAACCCATAGATTGAACGTCTTTTGATACTTCATTGAGAACAGTCTGTGCTGTTTCAGCGTCTATAAGCCCCGATGTTAAGCTATTTACAGGTGCTTCACCTATAGTAGAGAGCATAGAGTTTATAGCTAGAAGCTCTAAATTTGTAGTTGTCATATTTACCTCAATGAAAAAATAAAGAGAAACACCCCCCGAAGGAGGTGTTCTCAAAAGAGTTACAATTAAGCAACAAGTGCGATAGCAGCTTTGTTACGTAGGGCGTTGTGACCCATTGCGTATTTAGCAACCATCAATGTACCTTGACGTTCAATCTGATATTCCGATTCTACGCCTAGATCGAGTAATTTCACCGTTGCCGCAGCATCTTTAGTGAATACCAAACCTTTAAGGTTAGCGTTGAAAGCGTCAGAGCCTGTGTATGGCGTTGTGCCTCGACCGCTTTCATTTAGAGGTACAGTGCCGTTGTCAGCAGTAGGTAGGTGGTTAGACATAAGAATCTTAACACCGCCCACTGTTGGTACGTTACCACCAGCAACGCTACCATTACCGCCTTGGTCACGGTTGATCGCTGTAGAGTCAGCACCCATTAGAGTGTAGTATGCTTCTGGAGTAAGTACGCAGTATTTCTCACCAGTTACATCGTGCTTGTCGAAAGTCATCAAAGAGTTGATGATACCGTCAACGATGTTCTGAGCGGTGAAAGAAGTAGCACCTTCATCAGCAGTACCAGAGATGTCGATACGACCAGCCTGACCGTCAGCACTACCAACGTCACCGTCAGTGTCAGACAAACCAGCAAAGTCAGCGTTAGTCCACGCAGCCTCTTGGTCAGCAGTGCCAGCACCTGTAGCAGCTTGATAGATGATTGATGCGATGTTCTTATCAGCAGCGTTAGATAGAGCATTGCCCATCTCAGCAGAGTAGATAGAACGTACATCGTAGTGGTTCATTGCTTCGTCAATTTTAGGTACGAAGGTTGAGCTTACGAGTAAGTCATCTACAGTTACTGTGATTTCACTAGCGTCTACTGAACCACCATAAATGGTGTCACCAGCAGTGTGGTATGCAGCACTTGAAGTACCTGTTACAGGGAACTGTGCTGATTTACCGTTAGAAATAGTACGCACTCTATGAAGAGGCATAAAGATGTTTCGCTCCTCGAATGAAGTAAGAACTTCACCAGCGAATTGTTTTAGAAATAATGAACGCTTGTCGCTACCACCATTAGTAGCACCTAAGCGAGATACACTTCCTGTATCACTTCCTGAATTCCAAGCCATAATATTTTACCTTTTGTTAAATGTTTAAATGAATGTTTAGTATTTTAGTCACTTAACACTTAATCTTTCCGCTTAGATTATCCCCGCAGGGGTCAAAGGTAATTAATCCTGTGTTTCGTTACTGTTAAAAAAAGCCCTCCGAAGAGGGCATAAAGAGACTATTGTACGCTGCTACGAGCTAATTTATCCGTAACAGACTGACGGTATGCTGGATCACTCTGGTATCGAGGGTCTTTCATAGCAGAGGTCACTTCAGACCAAGAGCTATAATTACCGCCTGATGAGGGTGCAGATTGTCCATCTATTAAAGATGGGTCAGCCCCTTCAACAGCTTGATACTTCGCTTGCAATCCCGACACAGCCAGCTTGACCATATCTAAGTCTCCTGAGTCTACAGCGCGATCATAGGCAGCAACTTCTGTTTCTGATAAGTTGTCACCAGCCCATGAAATCATTTCACTGTAGGCTTCTGCTCCTCCAACTATATTATGGACGGAGCTTTGGTAATCATTGGCGAGAGCCTCTTGACCCTGTATCCAACTATTCACCAAATCTTGAGGGAAACCAGCATCAGCTAACTTAGCGTAAGCCTCCTCTGATAATCCCCCTTGTTCGTTGTATTCGTTTTGTAAGGAATCAAAGTCTACGCCAGCAGCCTCAACTGCCTTTTGTACTTCGCTTCCACTTGGTTGTTCATTTGTTTCTGATTCTGTACTTTGTTCATCTTGAGAAACAGTTTCAGGCTCTTCTACATTACCTGTACTTTCACCCTCTCCCATTTTTTTCTCCAAATTTGAATAGGCATCTGCCATATCTTCTGGAGTCTTAAACTTTTCTGGCAACCACTCAGGGCGTTCATCGCCTTGGTTGTTTGCTTCTATCTGTTCACCTTTAGCGACCATCGCATCTACGTGCTCTTGTGATTCGCTTTGTTCTTCATGTGTATTAATCGTATCTGTCATATTAGTCTCTTCGTTTAGGTTTTCGTAAAGACGTCCCCCTCACATCTTGATAAGCCCACTTTGGATTTATCACTGAAGGGTCGGCTTCTGTTAAAATTTCTTTTAGCATTACCTGATGTTCAGGATCAGTAGGATCGACTATACCCGCTATTTGTAATTCTTTTAGCGAACGATTGTCCATTCCCACAGTATGTGTATTTATACCTTTAACCTTCTCAGTTCTTCTCGACTGTTGAATGACTGCTTTTCTATTAGCCATTGAAGGGTCAATGTTGTAAGCCCTTAGTGCTTGTGCCTGTGACTCATAAACGTCACCAGTATTATACCTTGC